TTCCTGAAAAATGAACATAAACCTGCCCGACACGCCGTTTTGGCTGCACAACGGCAATGCCGAAACCATTTTCGCCAAGCTGCTGCAATCCGCGCCGCCCGCCTACCGCCGCGAGCTGCTGCCCGACAGCACCGGCAAAACGCAGATTGCCTATGATTTCGTCGACGCCGACCGCCCCGACGCGCCGCTGGTGGTGTTGTTTCACGGGCTGGAAGGCGGCAGCATGAGCCATTACGCCGTGGAAATGATGAAGGCCGTGCAACGCAGGGGCTGGCACGGCGTGGTCGCCCACTTCCGCGGCTGCGGCGGCCTGCGCCTGAGCGAAGTGTGCAGCCTGAACCTGCACGATGTTTTGCCCGACGAAGGCTGGGTGGGCGTAACGGGCAAGGGCGGTAAACAGCGGCGCGTGCCGCTGGCGCGCAAGAGTATAGACGCGCTGCTGGACTACCTGCCGCACCGGATTGCCGCAGAAGGCGAGACCGCACTGTTTACCAATAAGAACGGCCGGCGGCTGGGACAGAGGCAGATTCAGAAACGCCTGCAACAATGGGCGACGGAGCAGGGCAGTGCGCAGCACCTTTCGCCGCACATGCTGCGGCACAGTTACGCCAGCCACCTTTTACAGGCGTCGCGCGACATCCGTGCGGTACAGGAATTGCTGGGCCACAGCAATTTGTCGACCACGCAGATTTACACCAAGCTGGACTTGGAACATCTGGCCGCCGTATATGACGAAGCGCATCCGCGGGCGAAAAGGAAAAAAGAATGAGGCCGTCTGAAAACCGAAACGGGCGGGAAAAGCGGGGTTCCGCTCCGGCCGGAGTAGGGACGCAGGCCGGTATCCCGCCGCCGCCCGCTGCGAAACCGTTTGAGCATTACCTACCAAAGTAGGTATCTTCCCCATTTGGTGAGGCTCGCCAACTGAAAAAGAACCGTCTCTGCAGAAGGGAGGTTCAGCCGCCCTTGCCGTATGCGGCATTCGGCGAAGAGCGCGGCCTTCCGCTACCTCACAAAGTAGGTAGCCGCTACCGCCGTTTTGCACGGCGGAGCCGTACGTTCTGCCCCTGTTTTTCGCCAATCGGCTCATTTATATTCAAACCATAATAATCCGCAGCAATGCAAGGACACCGCCATGAGTCATTTTTTAGACCGCCTGACATTTTTCAGGCACAAGCACGAACCGTTCGCCAACGGCCACGGCGTATTGACCGAAGAAGACCGCAAGTGGGAGAACGCCTACCGCAGCCGCTGGTCGCACGACAAAATCGCCCGCTCCACCCACGGCGTGAACTGTACCGGTTCGTGCTCGTGGAAAATCTACGTTAAAAACGGCATCATCACTTGGGAAACCCAGCAGACCGACTATCCGCGCACCCGCCCCGACCTGCCCAACCACGAACCGCGCGGCTGTCCGCGCGGTGCGTCGTACAGTTGGTACGTCTATTCCGCCCAGCGCATCAAATATCCGATGATGCGCGGCGCGCTGGCCGAACTGTGGCGCGAAGCGCGCAAAACCAAAGACCCCATCGAAGCATGGCAATGGATTGTGGAAGACCCCGAGCGCTCCAAATCCTACAAATCCCAACGCGGTTTGGGCGGCTTCGTGCGTTCCAACTGGGACGAAGCCTATGAAATGGTGGCGGCGGCCAACTGCTACACCATCAAGAAATACGGCCCCGACCGCGTTATCGGCTTCTCGCCGATTCCCGCCATGTCTATGGTCAGCTATGCCTCCGGCGCGCGCTATCTCGGCTTAATCGGCGGCGTGCCGCTGTCGTTCTACGACTGGTATTGCGACCTGCCGCCCGCTTCGCCGCAGACTTGGGGCGAACAGACCGACGTGGCCGAATCCGCCGACTGGTACAACTCCAACTATCTTCTGGTGTGGGGTTCCAACATCCCGATGACCCGCACCCCCGACGCCCATTTCTACACCGAAGTGCGCTACAAAGGCACCAAAACCGTCGCCGTGTCGTCCGATTTCGGCGAAATGGCCAAGTTCAGCGACATCTGGCTCTCGCCGCGCCAAGGCACGGATGCCGCGCTGGCGATGGCGATGGGGCACGTTATCCTCAAAGAATTCCATATCGACAATCCATCCGACTATTTCCAAGACTACTGCCGCCGCCTGACCGATATGCCGGTGCTGGTGTGCCTGAAAGAAGACGGCGGAGGCTACCGCCCCGAATACACTTTGCGCGCGTCGCAGTTGAGCGGCAATTTCGGCGAAGAGAAAAATCCCGACTGGAAAGTGCTGGCGTGGAACGAGAAAACCGACAGCCTGATGCTGCCCAACGGCTCCATCGGCTTCCGTTGGGACGGCAGCGGCAAGTGGAATCTGGAAACCAAGGCGCAGGATGACCAAGACGTTCAGGCGGCCTTGTCGCTGAAAAACCGTGTCCGCCGACGAGCTGCTCACGTCCGATGCCGGCGACGATATGCGCCGCCTGACCATGATCGACTACAACGCCAAAGCTGCCCGCATGGGTTGGACGCCGAGCGCGCCGCAGTTGGAAACCAATCCGCTGGACATAACCGATGCGGCCGAAAAAGCCGGCATGGCACCGGTGGATTATGTGGTGAAAGGTTTGAAGGAAGGCACGCTGGAAATGTCCTGCGACGATCCGGAAAACCCGAAAAACTGGCCGCGCAATATGTTTATTTGGCGTTCCAACATTTTGGGTTCTTCCGGCAAAGGCCACGAATATTTCCTGAAATACCTGCTCGGCACGCAAAACGGCCTGATGAGCGACGAAGACGACTGCCTGAAACCGGCCGAAGTGAAGCAGCGGGAAGGCGTGGAAGGCAAGCTGGATTTGTTCACGCTCTTGGATTTCCGCATGAACACCACCTGCCTGTACGCCGACGTGATTTTCCCGACCGCCACTTGGTACGAGAAACACGATTTGAATACGTCCGACATGCACCCGTTCATCCATCCGTTCACCGAAGCGGTGCAGCCTTTGTGGCAGAGCAAATCCGACTGGGAAATCTATAAAGGCCTGGCCAAAAAATTCAGCGAGCTGGCCAAAGACTATCTGGGCGTGCGCAAAGACATCGTGCTCACGCCGCTGATGCACGACAGCCCGCAGGAACTCGGCCAGCCGTTCGACCCGAAAGATTGGAAACTGGGCGAGTGCGAGCCGATTCCGGGCAAAACCATGCCGGCCATGACCGTGGTGGAACGCGACTACGGCGCGGTTTACGAGAAATTCACCTCTGTCGGCCCCTTGCTGGAAAAAGTGAACAACAACGGCAAAGGCATGGCGTGGGATACCAAGCACGAAGTGGAATACCTGCGCAAACTCAACGGCGTGCAGCCCGAAGGCGCGGGCAAAGGCCAGCCGAAAATCGAAACCGCCATCGATGCGGCCGAGATGATTCTGACGCTGGCGCCGGAAACCAACGGTCATGTTTCGAAAAAAGCATGGCAGTCGCTGGGCAAAATCACCGGCCGCGACCATACGCACCTGATTAATGCCAGCGAGCACACGCAAATCCGCTTCCGTGACATCGTCGCCCAGCCGCGCAAGATTGTTACTTCGCCGATTTGGTCGGGCGTGGAGAGCGAAGAAGTGTGCTACACCGCCGGCTACACCAACGTGCACGAGCTGATTCCGTGGCGCACGCTCACCGGCCGCCAGCAGTTTTACCAAGACCACAAATGGATGCGCGATTTCGGTGCGGCTTTCTGCGCGTACCGTCCGGCAGTGGACACCAAAACCACCAAGAAGCTGCTGGGCAAAATGCCCAACGGCAATCCCGAAATCACGCTCAACTTCCTGACCCCGCACCAGAAATGGGGCATCCACAGTACCTATTCGGAAAACCTGCGCATGCTCACGCTTTCGCGCGGCGGCCCGCACGTGTGGATTTCCGAAACCGATGCCAAGAAAGCAGGGTTGGTGGATAACGACTGGGTGGAAGTGTTCAACACCAACGGTTCGATTGCCTGCCGCGTGATTGTGAGCCAGCGCATTCCCGAAACCATGATTCTGATGTACCACGCGCAGGAAAAACTGGTGCACACGCCTGCGGCGGAAACCACCAAAAAACGCGGCGGCATCCACAATTCGGTAACCAAGGCGGTATTGAACCCGACCCACATGATAGGCGGCTACGCGCAACTGGCGTACAGCTTCAACTATTACGGCACGGTCGGCTCCAACCGCGACGAGTGGGTGATTGTCCGTAAGATGAAGGACACGGTGTGGAGGGACGACCCCGCCGAGTAAGGCAGGTGTTTTCAGACGGCCTGCCGTCTCGAAAGGCCGTCTGAAAACGAAATATGAGGAACGAAACCATGAAGCTCCCGCAGATTATCCGTTTCGCCGACTATTTGAAGGAAAACCCCGCCGAAGCCGTGCGCACCGTGCTGTATCAAGACCAACACGACAACATGGTGCTGTGGCAGATTCCGCCGCAAACCATGTTGCCCGCCCACCGCCACCCGTGCGGCGTGGATATTTGGATTGTGCTGCAGGGCGAAGCCGAGCTGGTGGACGACGCGCAAAGCGGCCGCACCATCCGCGCAGGCGAGAGCGTAGTGGTGGGCGACCACCAAATCCACGGCGCCCGCAACAACGGCAAGGAAGACTGCATCTTGGTTTCGGTCATCAGCCCTAAAGCCGGATTCGAAAAAGCATAACCGTTTTTCAGACGGCACGGACTATAAGGCGGCGCGAACTTTAGCACCTTTTCGGAAAATCTTTGACACCTAGTTAGGCCGCGCTATAAGGTGGAACTTTGATACCGCCCGCCGTTTAGGCGGGTTAATCTATTTTATAAATCATATTGTCCTGATACTCGATTCCTTTGCCCATCTTGGCATCTAGTGAAACGATATTGTAGCCGCTGAAGCGCCGGTATTTGTCCGGTTCGCACTCTTGCAAAAATTGGAAGTAGTCCAGCGCCTCGCTACGGGTGGAGCTAAATAGGATAAACGGTGGGCGCATATACTGAATCATACGCAGGAAGCTGACCATATTAAAGTATTTATCAGCGGCATACGCACCCTGAGCAGTGGACACATAAGGCGGGTCTAATACCAGCAGAGTATTGGGGTTATGCTGATGCTCAGCCATCAAAAGATTATAGTCTTGCCGGGTGATTTCGAGGCCGTCTAAATAGTCGGCAGCGATGGAGTATGGGGATTGGCGTACCTTATTGTAGAACTCAAACCCCAGCAATTGTTCAAGCGAATTTGCTTGTTTGGCACTAAATAAAAGCCATGATGAAAGTACGCGCACATCAATGTGGCCTTGGAAATTAGTGATTGTTTGTTGCACTGATCGGGTGCGTTCAGGGTCTAGCCTTGAGCCTTTGGGGATGCCGCCAACTATCTGCGCGATTTGTTCACGCAAACGGTTGTAATCTGGGATGTGCCGCAGGCGGTCTGAGTAGTTGTCATAGTCGTTGTAAATTACCCGCGCCTGCGGTTTGATACGTTTTGCAACGTGTGCCAACAAGCCGCTGCCGCCGAATACGTCTACAATTGTCCAATGTTTGCCGTCAGCTGGAATTTGCGACAATACTTTAGTGAAGTGTTTAATGAAATATCGCTTCTGTCCGACAAATGGCAGCGGGGCCGTTGAGTGGTATTTTTGCATCATTTTTACTTACTCTCCGACACTCTCGCTGGTGTTCTGAAATCAGTTTTAAAATGATGCTCGACGGCATTCTTAGTAATGGTTGTCTAGCTGAAAGTATTAACCGTTTTACAACGGTTACACTTGATTTGTACGTTACCGCTGCCTTTGGCCAACAGTTTTTTGCAGTAGACACAACGTAATTCACGATAATAAACCATGTCGCATTAACTCCGTTTAGGTTAGAATTACCGCCGCCTAGCTAGGCAAAGCGGCCTTGAAGTCAATGCAGGGTACATCTGCTTGGCTGGCGTGCCGGTGCTCGCAACACAGACACGTCGCCGCTCCTCTTTATTTAAAACTTTCTAAATTACTTTGTTTCCTCCATTTTCTCAGACGGCCTCCGGTGCGGTGAACTCAATCACGATCTTTTCCAGCGCGGCCTGCGTTTTCGCTGCTTCGATTTTGCTTTGCAGCGCTTGTCGTTGACCTGCCACATGTGCGGTCAGCTTTTCATAAGCGAGCGTTTTTCGCAGTGCGGCCTCTTTGAGCTTATCTGCATCAATGCCACGACTAGCTGCGATTTGGTCTAATATGGGAGTAGACGCGGTCTTATCCGTCGCCCACGCCCGTACCTCTGCCGCTTGGAATGCCCATGTCTGCACCTCGAAATCAGGCACCTTGTCGATTTCGGCGGCAGTATTGATAAAGGCTTGTGCCACGGAGTTTAAGCGGCTGATTTTGGCGGATTTGAGTACAGACAAATCAACGCTTTCCGCGCCTGTCAGGCTCACACCTTCCGGCAATTCGCCCGCCTTGTCCCAGAATATTTCGCGGCCGTTGCTATAAACAATCTGCCCGCGGTAATCGGGGATAATTTCCCATTTTGAACCATTCCATCGGGCGGCTTTTCCGTCTGAATATTCGGGCAATTCTGCCTCGATACTTTGTCGGCCGTCGTCAAAATATTGCTCTTCTACGAACAGGCCGTCTGAATCAATTACACATCTTGTCATTTTTTCAATTCCTTGATTTCGGTTTCCAATGTTTCAATTCTTGCGGCCATTTCTTGGATGGCTTTGGTTAAAACGGGCACAAACATCTCGTATTCGATGGTGTATGTATCTTGCCTGAAATTAATCATCGGCAGCGCGCCGTATTCAGCCTCAAGAGCAGCCACGTCTTGGGCGATAAACCAGTGCTGTATGCGGTCTTCTTTGTAGCGGCCGTCTTTGGTCGGGTTCTTCCACCATTCCCGCAGTTTTTCGGTTCGCTCCCCCTGTGGTAGGTCGGTAAACAGCTCGTCGGTGTAAGCATCGCGGCGGTCATATACACCCGTTACCGGTTTGAGTTTATTGACAAAGTCCAAACCCAAAGACAACGGTTTAATATCGGCTTTATCACGCGCATCTGAGCGGATATTGACTGCCGACGGCGCATAAAGAGTTTGGTTGAACATACCAAGCTGAATTTCGTTACTACCACCCAAACGTGCGCCGTAGCCGATGGCGATAGAATTGGTAATTTTTCCGCTCAATACATCGCCCTGTATATTCCGATAACCTGCTGAATCGCCAATAAATACGCTTTGCTCGCTACTGATAGTCGGGGCGCACCAATACCCGAGGGCCACACTGGACAAATGAGTACCATTCCGCAATGCCGAGGCACCAATAGCAACCGTTTTTTGTGGGTTATCGCTTGATGACATTGCATCAGCGCCAACTACAGTCGTATATGCGCCACTTACTGCACTCTTGAGTGCATTCGTGCCAATCACTGTCAATTCTTCGTTTTTCGCCGCCGCCGATGATGTCGAATAAACATATTTAAGTTCTGCGTTACCCGATGCGTTAAGCTCTTTCGGGCTGCGGATGGTGAGGCTGTTGCCTGCTGCTGCTGTTACTTCTACCGGTACAACATCACCCTGCACGGTGGCCGCCTCGCCTGAAGTCAGACGGATACCCACCCAGTAACCGACTTGAGCGCCTCGAATATTGCCAAAGTTCAACGTAATATCATGGCCGTTCTGAATATAACTGCCGCTTTCCGTTCCTCTCCACAGTACATCGCCACCATTCGGTGCGCGGTTGCGCTCTAGGTTTTCAAGGGCGGATGCGCCAACCACAGTCATTTTTTCTGCGGCTTTGGCATTTTTTGCCGCACTGCCACCCACCGCAGTTTGTGCATCTCGGCCTTGGTACATCTGTAAAACAGCTTCGCCGATGGCAACGGTGAGGGATGTTGGAGACGGCCAAAACACTTCGATGTCACCTGTTAATCCGATTGGTGCTGTGCCAGCTAGCGAAGCGGCGCCCAAGGCTACATTTGAAGAACCCGTTCCTATGCCTTGCCCGGAATTTCGTCCGACTGCCACATTTGAAGAACCACTAGTAATACCACGGCCTGCATTTCCGCCGATACCAATATTGCGCGTTCCGCTCAATTTTGATTGGTCGTACCACTCCGTATCAGCTTGTACATTAATCAAGCTGTCGGCTCCGATGGAGATGTTATCGCGACTGATGCGGGAAAAGCCCTGAGCGCGGTCACCAATTGCAATGGCAGAAACGCATTTTTCAGTTTTTCCCATCGCACCTTCGCCGATGACAACTACCCCCGCCCCGGTCCATTCTCCTGACTTAAGGCTTGCCGCTGCGCCGCTGCCCGCAATAAACCGCCCGATGCCGTTGCGGATGGCTTGATATTGCACATCGACAGTTTTGCCGTTAATCACAAACTTGCCGTTTGTGTACTTGTTTTTCTGCGGATAACTATTACCCGTATCAATAGATAAACCCAGACAGTCGACAACCACGCCAAGCGCGGCGGTTTCAGCAGCATTCAAAGTTGCGAGTGCATTGTTTTTGCTTGCCGTATAGCCGAAATCATGCAGGTTAAGCATCCCTGAAAACACACGCTTCCAGCGCGTGCCGTCGGTAGAAACAATAACGGTACAGCCGTTATCAGCGGTAGATTTATCGGCTTTATCCGCCACAAACACGCCGCCGCCCACTGTTGTATTGGCGTGATAGGCGTTGACGTTCACATAGCCTGTGCCGCTGTATTTACGCAGAGCATCAATACTGGCAACTTGCGAAGCATCGGCGGCCAGCGTTTTAATGGCCAATAAGACTTGGGCATGGTCGGCTTTGTTAGGCTCAATGCCAACCGCGTTTAAAATGCTGTACAACTCGCCTTGTAACTGGTTCAGCCACCATGCGGGTACGGGAGTCCCGGGCGTGCGGCGGTCGCCGTCGACAAATTGCTTATTCGGGGTTTGGATTAAGTCCATTTTTATACCTCTTCTTCATATTCAAAGCGGCAATACGTCCATGCCGGTTTTAATTCTTCAAACATCGTTTCGATAATCGGGTCGGTGTATACACTGATGCGGTCGCCTGCACGGCTTTGACCGGCGCGGAAAATATAGGCGGTGGCTTTGCCGTCGGCGATGTCGACGCACCAACGCCAGATGGCGTCTTCGGTATTCAAACAATCACCTGCACAGCTTTCGCCGGCGCGGAATTGGTCTTCTTCGTAAATGGTGACGGTGTAGCCTGCCGATTCGGCGATGGCGGTAAAGTAGGCAATACTCAAACCGCCCAAGGCATTGAGTTTGGCCAGCACGGCATCAGTACGTTGTTGGGTATTGGCTCCGGCAGGCGGGGTGATGGCCAGCAGCTCTTCCCAGCGGTACAGGTAATCGTTTTCCGCATCAGGGAACGGAGCATTTTTCACTCCTTCCGCATGGTCGGCCACAATATCAAACACACCCGCTTCGGCTTTGATTTCTGCCGTTTCTCCTACGGTGTCGTAGCTGACGGGCGGGCGCATGGCGGCGAGTAAGGTTTGATGGCTCACGTGGTGTACTCCACGTTAATACTGCCCGGGCGCAGCCAGTAAATGTCTTCGGCACTCTCCTGAGGCTTGATATTGCCCACAGGGGTGGTTAAGACACGGTCACGCACGCCGTACACTTCGCTGATTAAGGTTTCCAACTGGCTTTTAATTAGGGTGTCGCCGGGCTTTAAGGCATCAAAATAGGCGTTTACAGCTGATTTGATGGCAGCGGTGGCCGTATCGGTATCAGTGCCGCTGCTTAAGGTAATGGTGACGGCCACATTCACGGTCTGGACACTAGGTGCGAGTGCTAGAAAGCCGTTTTTACGGGTAACAGGTCGCACCGCATCGACATGAGCTTGTACGGCGGCCAGTGTTTCTGCGCTGGGAATACCGTTTTCCCCCAAAATGACGGCATCGACAAAGCCGTTACCACGACGCAAAGGGTAGATAAATGCATCAACCACACCCGGTACTTCCAAGCACCAATTGCGGAAGTCGTATTGATTACCGCCCGCAGCGGGGCGGCGCAGACGTTCTTCATATCGTGCCAACAGGCTCTCATCGCTTTCGGCATCTGTACCGCCGACCATCGTTAGCAAGACGGCGGAACTGTCAATTCCCGCAGGTACGCTTTGCAGCGTAGCCGCGGTTTCGGCGGTTTGATTTTGAGCACTACCCGCAACAGTGGCGATAACGGCTATCTCGGCACTTCCAAGCGCACCGATAACGGCGGATTCGGCGGTTAAATACACCTTATCGCCTACATTGATCTGTTGGCCAACCGGCACCGTTGCACCGACCGCGCCGCGAACACGCACCTTGCCGCCCGCGAAGGTGGCGGTTTTGCGGTAGATGCCGTATTTGGCAGCGTGTTTTTCCAAATAGGCGCTGTCTGCGGTATCGGCAAAGGCTTGGCGCAAAATCCACTCTTGATGCTGGTATTGGCCTTCGCCCACTGCGGCAATGGCGGTGGCGCGTACATGGTTGTCGCTGCCCGCGTGTACATGGGCGGCAGGGTTTTGGTTTTGCAGGTCGCGCAGATAGTTGGCGCGGATTTGTTCTAAATTCAGTGCCTGCGTCATATCACGGCTACCTTGTGGTTCAGGGTTACGGTATCGCCCGCGGCATCGACGGCTTCAATATGCAGCTTCAGCCAGCCGTGCTGCGGGGCGGATGCGGTTACTTGGATGGATTGGGCGCGTTTGGACTGAATCACGGGCTGCAAGGCTTGCTCGGCGTACTGCTTGGCCAGCACTTCGATGCGCTTTAAATGCTTTTGGCGGCGCAATTCGTGCAGGCGGCTGCCGAGCGTGCGGTCTGCCCAGTAACTGCCCAAGGGCGTGACCAAGCGGATATACAGCTCGTTTTCGATGGATTGGGCGGATTGGTTGACCACATAGCCGCCCGTTTGGGGATTAAGTAAAGCGTCCATACCTTTATTTTCAGGTAAGGACGCTTGGGGTTTGGTTTGATGGATGTCAGGCCGTCTGAATTACAGCGGGTCGGATGTCGTGCCGCCGATGTCGCCGGTGTGTTTGTGGTCGGAGCCGACATTTTTGCCGTTGTTGGTCAGTTTGCCGGTAGTGTCCAAATCGCCGACCATCTTCACATTGCCGGTAAATGATGTGCCACTGCCGCCTTTCACCGCCATGCCTCCGTTGCCGTTGATTTGACCCTCAGCGGTAATCTGCGCGGTGCAGCCTACATTGGGCGCGTCAATCTTCACACCGCCTGGTGCTTTGATATTCAGCGTTTCGCAGTCAATTTCGATAATCCGGCCTTTCTTTAACACCATCTTGGCACCGTCGGCGTTGTAAACCGCCGTTTCGCCTTCGGCAAGGCCGGTAATGCGGTATGCGCCGTTGGTGGTGGTGACGATAATGCCGTGGCTGGTTTTGCCGCCCAACGGTACGACGACGCAATCGCTGCCTGCGGGCGGATTCGACGTAAAACCGAAGTTTTCGGCGTGTTCCAAGTCCTGCACGGTTTCGCCTTCCAAACCTTCCACTTGGATTTTCTGCACGCCGCCGGCTGCTTTGACGCGGGCGATTTTGCCGCGGAAGGCTTGGCGGATGCCATTAAATGCCCGTCGGATACGGTTGTCTATGGTTTTTGCATCCATTTAAATCACCTGCAATTCCTGTACGGCCTGTTTGGCTTGGCGGCGTTTTTTCGGTTTGGCGGCTGCTTGGCCGTTGGCTTTGCGGCTTTCAGACGGCCTTTTGGTTTTGCCCGATTTCTTCGGCGGGTCAGCATCCAATACCCATGCGCCGTCCTCTTTCAGTGTTAGAACGGTTTTGGTGGGGTGGCCGCGCCGGCTCGTGCAGGG